GAGGAAAGGGAAACCTCCGCCGCACAGCGCCGAGCCCCCCGGGAGCAGCGAGAGCGTCAGGCGAAGATTGACGCACTGAACGAAAAGTTAAGCAAGACCACAGACCGCCGGACCCGGGCGGCTTACCGGCAGGAGATCCGAGACCTGGAATACCCTCTGAGTGCATCGGACCAGCGGTTGGGCTACCTCTCCCGAGACATTATCCAGGATGCCAAGGAGCAGTATGACGAGGGAACGCAGCTGATCCGGGAAGGGTTTGAGGAAGAGGGGCGGCAGCTCCAGGAGCAGGCCCACCTCATGGCGGAGTACCAGCGGGCATTGGCCGGGTATTCCGGCGGCGGAAGCGGGGAGGACCGCTTTGTCCCTGAACTGACCGCGCAGGAAAACCAGATTATGACCGCCGAAGGAAAGCAGGCCCTTCGTGCGGCCAAACGGCTGTATGAACTGGGGGAAGAGACCGGAAACGAGGAACTGAAAGAGACGGGCAGAATCCTGGGGCAGAATGTCCGTCTAACCCAGAACAGCTACGACCTGGACAAGATCCGGGAATTGCGGTCTAAAGAGCCCACCGTGAAACGCACAGACGCACACGGGCGGCCGATTTACACCCCCACGGAGCTTGAGGCAGAGGGGCAGAGGAACTTCTTTCCCGCCATTTGGAATCAGATTACAGGCTCCCTCCTCAGCCTTGGAGAGGCTGCCCATGCCGCCACGCGGGAGGCCATCAGCAACCGGAACAACGTAGCCTACCAGTCCCAGAAGGACCAGGTGGACCGGCTGGAACGGCAGGTCCGCACCACTCAGGACGAGGAGAAGCGGCAAAGGCTGGAGGCGGCACTGGAAGAGGCCCGCGCCGCTGCGGAACGGCTCCGGGCCAAAGAGGAAGTGCATCCCTGGTCGGAGGGGCAATGGCGGCTGCGCCAGGCAGCCCAGCAGCAGGAGACGGTACAGAACAGCATCGACAGCCCCTTTGGGCGGCTGGTGAACCAGGCCGCCATGTCTGCCCTGGGGATGGCCCCGGCCCTGGGCCTTTCCGCCGTGGCCGGTCCTGCTGCCGGTGCCGCGCTGATGGGTGCCCAGGCCGCCGGTGGCAAGGCCGGAGAACTGCTGTCCAGGGGAGCCTCTGCCACGGAGGCTCTTGGGCGCGGCCTTGTCTCCGGCGCCATTGAAGGGGTCACGGAGAAAATCCCCATCGGGAACCTGCTGCGCATTGCCAGGGGCTCCGGCGGCGCTTCTTGGCTGCGGAACATGGCCCGCCAGGCGGGTATTGAGGCCACGGAGGAATCGGCATCCTATGCCCTGAACTATGCCGCCGACGTGGCAGCCAGGGACCCGGAAGCGGAGTTCTCTCTACAAGACCTTCTGGAGGGGGCAGCTGTCGGTGCCCTTACCGGCGGGGTGCTTGGCGGCGGTGCGTCCGCGCTTTCGGGCGGAACCACGGCTGCCAGGGGCAGAACCAGAGTAGGGGCTGCCGCCGCGCAGGACGCAGCCAGACAGGCGGTGCAGGAGGTCACCCGGGAGGCCCAGGCGCAAATGCCGAGCACTCCGGAAAACCCCCTGCTCCAGACCATCCAGGAGACCCGGCTGGAACGGGAACAGGCGGCGAGAGTGGAGCCGGAGGAACCCCGGGGGCCCCAGTCGGTCCTCAACCAGGCGGTGGAACAGGCTGCCGCCGAACGGAACGCCAGACGGGAGGCGGAGACGGTCCCCGTACAGGAAGCGACCCAGGCTTTGGAGGCACGGGAAGCCAGATACCAGCAGCGGTACCAAGACTATATGCAGCGGGCCCAGGCCGCAGCGGAGGACCCGTCTCTGCAAACGCCGGAGAACTACCAGGCGCTGCGGTCGGAACTGGACGAGATTCAGAACGAGTACAACGGAATCCTCCAGGCCCGGCGGGTGGAGGCCGGGGAGGTTTCCACAGACTACAACACCCCGGAAAACCATATCGACAACCGGACCACCGAGGATGTGGGAAACCGGTCCGTCAAAGCCTTCCAGTTTGACCATCCCCAGCTGCACTCCTACTATGTCCAGGCGGCCCAGGCCCTGATGGAGGACGCCAACTGGAGCCTGGAGACCCAGAGCAACCAGAAGGGCAGGGGGACGGTGGCCAGATACTCCGAGGCCCTGGAACGGGCGGCGGACCTGGGCCTCTCCCGTCAGGAGATCGTCCAGGTGTGCCAGGACATCATTGCAGACCGGGGGCAGGAGAACTACGCCGCCGCCAAGAAGGTGGAACTGATCCTGGACCAGATGCTTTCGGAGGGATACACCCCCAACGAGGCCCTGGGGAACCCGGACCAGCGGGTGGGCCCCAATGAAGCCTATCTCCAAGCAAAGGAGGCCATTCCGGGGGCGGTGACAAGGGATTCCTTTGAGCACTATCTGCGGCAGAATGCACTGGCCATGGATGCCGGGGAGGTGACGGAGGAGCAGCTTCGGCAGGAGTGGGAGGCGCGAATGGGCGAAGAAAACCCCCAGGCGCAACCCGCAGGAAATGCAGGTGCGACTGGGGAGGTTGGCGGTGTTGCGCCGATCGAGACCAGGACCCTTGCAGGCTACCCCAGCGACGCAACGTCGCCATCTCTTGATAGTGTAGCAAACGAAAGCAACCGCGTCAACCATAGTGTGGTGGACGTGATTCGGAAAAACCGGGACACGATCGCAGACGGCGGTGTGCTGATGGAGTTGACCGGGAACGAGTTTTCCGACCGCTCCCGCAGACTGAGCGACCAGGTGTCGGACTTCTTCCGGTCTCTCGGAAACCGCGTGACTCGGCTTGGGTTCGGGGACGTTGCCCTGACTCGGAGAGGGGCCAGAACCTCGGTGGCCCACGGGATTGGCCGGAACAAGGCCATCACCTTTGCTGCCGTCCCAACCGTCATTGAGGACGGTCAAATCATTGACGAGCAGACGGACTGGAAGGACCGGGGGTATGGCTCCGTCACCATTGGCGGTCGTGTAAAGATCAACGGAGAAGACTATGATGTCGGCGTGGTGGTGCGGAGAGACAACAACAGCACCGACACGGCGGGCCGGTACTATCTGCACGAGGTTGTCCTGACAAATGAGGAAGGCGACCCCGTGTCGTTCTGGACCGGCGCCCGTCAAGGCAACTCCGGCGACACAGTTTCGCCTTCTACTAATATTATACAAGAAGAGGGCGCAACTGTCAATCCCGAGTTGCCGGAGGGCCGGGGGGCCATGTCCGTGGGCGGCGCAGGACAGTTTGCCACCTGGCAGGCTGAGACGCCGGAGAGTGGATTCCACCCGGTGAACCGGCAGGCGGCAGAGGCCACCATGGAGAACCGGGGCCGGGCCCCGTCGGAAGTGCCCCGGGTGAACCCCCAGGGCAGGCTGACCAGTAAGACGGCATCCACCCTGCTCAACGCCAACATCACCCCCAATGAATTTGCCCAGCAGATGGAAGACGCGCTGGCCAGCGGGCAGTTTTCCCGGATGGCCTACTCGGACCAGCGAGCCACCAACCGAGCGGAGCAGACCATTCAGGACAAGGGATTCCAGCGGGCCAAAGAGGACTGGATGAGTGACATGAAGGCGGGCCGGTTCAACAAGGACCTCTCCGCCCTGGGCATCACCCTGTACAACAATGCGGTGAACAGCGGGGACGCCATCACGGCCATGGACATTGCCTCGGAAATGGTGAGCTATGGAAAGGCTCTGGGCCAGTCTCTCCAAGCATTCAACCTCATCAATAAAATGACCCCCTCCGGCCAGCTGTATGCCATGTCCAAACAGGTGGAGAACCTGGACAGCCAGATTCGGAAGAACGCGAAGGTAAACCGAGAAACCGGGCTGCCGGAGTATGAGGGGATCGAGATCGACCCGGACCTGGCCCAGCAGTTTCTGGCAGCAGAGACGCCGGAGGACCGGGCAAGGATCCAGGACCTGATTTACCGGGACATTGCCTCCAAGGTGCCCGCCACCTGGCAGGACAAATTCAACTCCTGGCGGTACCTGGCCATGCTGGGCAATCCGAGAACCCACATCCGAAACATCCTGGGCAACCTGGGTTTCATGCCGGTCCGCATGATGAAAAACGCGGTATCCGGGGCCATCCAGGGGGCAACGGGCATTAAGGGGCGGACAAGGGCCCCGCTGAATATTGCCAATGCAGAGGACCGGGCCAGGCTGCAAGCTGGGTGGGAGGACTTCAAGAACGTGGAGCCCCTGATCCGGCAGTCTTCCAAGTACGATGACATGGAGGACGCCATTGACCGGTACCGCACCATTTTCCGGGCAAAGCCATTGGAGGGGCTGCGGCAGTTCAACTCGGAAATGCTGGACCGAGAGGACATGTGGTTTTCTCAACCGGCCTATGCCGAGGCGCTGGCGGAGTACCTGAAAGCCAACGACATCAGTACCAATGACTTCCTGTCGGAGACCTTCGACGCGGAGCGGAAGCAGGCAGCCCAGGAGTTCGCCATCCGGGAGGCCCAGCAGGCCACCTACCGGGACATGAATGCGTTTTCGGAGTTCGTCACCCGGGCTGGCCGTTTGCAGCGGAGCGAGAACAAGACCGACCGGGCCATTGGGTATTTGGTGGAGGGCGTCCTTCCCTTCAAAAAGACCCCGGCCAATATTGCGGTCCGTGCAGTGGAGTATTCCCCGGTTGGTCTGGCGAAGAGTCTTACCTATGACCTGGCCCAGGTGCGGCGAGGGAACAAGACGGCGGCGGAAACCATCGACAATATCTCTTCCGGCCTGGTGGGCACGGGGCTTACGGCCCTCGGCGTTCTGATGGCTGCCCAAGGGTTGGTCTCTGGCGGTGGCACAGGGGATGACAAACAGGACGATTTCAACGACCTGCAAGGCGGGCAGGACTACGCCCTGAACATCGGGGACTACTCCTTCACCTTGGACTGGCTGGCCCCGGAGGCGCTGCCCTTCTTCATCGGAGTGGAGCTATTCAATAACATTGCAGACCGGGAAACCGGGGAAGATGTCCGGCCCTTTGACGCTGCCATGGATGCCCTGGGGCGGATTGCAGACCCCATGCTAGAAATGTCCATGCTGCAATCCCTCAATGACCTGGTGGACAACGTGAAGTACAGCGACAATGGGTTTGCCTCTTTGGCGGTGAACGCGCTGACCTCCTACCTGGGGCAGTTCCTGCCCACCATCGGCGGGCAGATCGAGCGAACCTTCCTGGAGGATACCCGACAGTCCACCTACATTGACCGGGATTCCCCCATCCCCAATGCGGTGCAGATCCTGCTGGGCAACTGGGCCAACAAGATTCCCGGGATTGACTTCCAGCAGCGAGACTATGTGGATGCCTGGGGCCGTACGGAGAGCACGGGAGAGAATGTTCTGATCCGCGCGCTGAACAACTTCCTGAACCCTGCCTATGTCTCCAGACGGCAGAGCGGGGAACTGGAAGCAGAACTCCAGCGGCTGTATGACCTGGGCGAGGGGTTTGAGGGAGTCCTGCCCAGCCAGGCCCAGACCAACACCCAGATCAACGACCAGTACCTCACCAGCGAGGAATACAACCGCTTGCAGACCACCAGGGGCCAGACGGCCTACGACATCCTGAACCGGTTCGTTGGGACGGACGCCTACAACAACATGACGGACGAGCAGAAGGCGAAGTTCATTGAACGGGTTTACACCTACTCCGCCGAGATGGGCAAGGTGGCTGCGGGAGACAACCTGGAGGACAAGGATTCCTGGATCCGCAATGCCAGCAAGGCCCAGGAAGAGGTTGGCATGGATCCCGGCACCTTCGTGGAACTGTACACCTACAAGAGTGTCATTGATGACGAGGGCGGAGACGAGACCAGCAACAGCATCAAGCAGGGCCAGTTTGAGGCCTATGTGGACAGCCGAACGGACCTGAACGAGGAACAGAAGCAGTACGTCAAAGACAATGTGAAGTTCTGGAACATGGTTCCGGCTGATGCCTCGGCGTACAACAAGGCACGGGCTGCCGGGTTCTCGGATGAAGAGGCTCAACAGATCCTGACCGCCAAACGGGAGATGGACTCCAACGGCAACGGGAACTACAGCAACGCGGAGCTCTACGGAGGGATCATCGGCATGACCGATGACCCGGCGGAACAGGAGAAATACTGGAACGCCCTGAAACCCTCCAACAGCACCAAGAGCTGGAACGAGATGACTTCCACCTATCGGCCTGTATACCAGAGAACCCAGGCAGCGAAAAGCACCCTAGAGAGCGTGGTCACGCCAGAACACCAGACGGCCTTCCAATCCGGTCTGGACCAGTACGGCACGGGGTCCCGGTATGCGGCCTATCAGGCAATTCTTTCCGTGGAGGGGGCCTCCAACGAGGAAAAAAAGGCCATGTACGACTACATCAACGCCCAGCGCACCAGCCCATGGAAAGCGTCCTGGAGTCAAATGGTGGCCAACGGCGGCTACCCATCCTGAGAAAACGAGAAGGGACCGGCGACCCGGTCCCTTCTTTCTATTTGTCGTATTCAAACCAATATCCGTTGTCCTGGACGTGGTTTCTGATCCGGTACCGCACCCCACTTGTGGTGAGGAAGTTGGCTTGTGCGGCATCGGTAATGGAAGCGTAAATTTCTACGACTCCCTCCCTACTTACCTTTTTCACTGGAATTCTGACGCTGGGAGACAGGCTTTTGCTGGGGCAATACATCAGGTTCTGGCGAGAGTTTGTTTGCCAGTCCCCGTTCTTGTTCTTGACACACATGCCGGGAATCGGGCCGTCCATGAACACATCCCGCATGAGGCTGCGGATTCGGTGGGTTTTCTGCCCCCCTCCGTCAGGATAGTACAGCGTGACCAGCATCGTCTTGCTGTGGTAATCTTTCGTGAGGTTTAATATCCTTGGCTCCTTTATCGGGACTGTGGCGTCCCGGTGGTGGAACCAGGCGCGGACCCTTCCCTCTGAACTGAGGTCATAGCGCCCGCCGGTGCCTGGGATAGGTCTCCATTCCTCCATGGTTTTCCTCCTTTTGTCTCTATGTATGCAAGGCCGGCAGCGTAGGCTGCCCACATGTCGGCTCGAAAGCCGAAAAAGAAGTCCGGGTGCTTCTTGCTTCCCTTTCCGTTGGTGCGGTCGTGGGTGGCGAACCGGTCAATCAACGCCCGGCGTATGCTGGCGTCGTTTCCACGGGGGCTGTTGCAGATGTGCAGGACAACTTCCTTCCGGTAGATGTATCCCACAGGGGCGGTGGCAGCTTGAGTGTACCTGCCCACCCACTCGCAGGTCTCCAGTACCTCCCGCCCCACGGGCATCCCGTAGCTTGCCACACGCTCAATGACCAGGAAATCGTAGCGTTCCACCTGGACCATGAGCAGGCAAGTGGCGTTGAGCTCCTTTCCCACTCTGATGGGGCGGAGGGTATCACTATCCAGGACACAGAAGCCGGACTGGATATCGCCGGGGTCAAGGGCTAGTACTTTCACTTGAACCCCTCCCCCTCCTGATGATGTGGACCTTTCCATCCCAGAACAGAGAGAAAATGTAATCAAACAAGAAGTTCCGGACGGGCCCGAATTTAGCGATTACCTCGCCGCAGTTACGGCAGACCTTGACGGGAAAAAAGGAGAACATGACGTAGCCGTCGTCGTATTCGTCCGTCTGATAGTGCGTGCAGCAGTCATAGTTTGTTTCCATGTCAGTCCTCCTTATGCGGGCCGCGCCACTCCCAGTTATCCATGGATTCATTGTTTAAGAGGTGGTAATATTCATGTTTACACGTCTGGCATGGTCCCTCATTGTGTTTTGGCGTGAGGTGCTTGCAAGCTGTGCAATTGCCATGTAATTGCTTTATTGCAGCGTCCAACTCGGCCCGCAACTTCTCGTTTTCAGCCTGGAGCGTGGAGAGGGCGTCAGCCGCATCGGCTAAAAGGGTTGCGTCCGGATCCTCAAGATCATGCCATGACGGAAATCTAAGATTGTCGATCAGTTCGTTTATGTCCATCAAGTATCCTCCTCCGCTGGTTGTTGGAGCCAGTCCATTAAATCTTTTGGTTCACAATATCGCCCGCAACCTTGCTTATATATTGGGCAATTCTCATTTACCCCATCGTGATCGTTGCAATCCACGCAAAGACAGGTTAGATCATCAAGAAATACAGCTAATTCCTCATCGCTCATGGCCCGGATACGGTCGGCGTTGGTCATGGGCGGCATGAACAGCTCCTCTTTGTGCGGGTGGAATCCTCCCTGCATGTCGATGAACCCCCGGCAGCTCTCGCACTTCCAGCCGATGCTCTCGGACCTTACTTTCCCGCCGCACTGCGGGCAGTACATAATTTTCATGTGTCCTCCTCTCCCTCCGGCTGGCAGCTGTCAGGCGGTGCGGGAAGTGCCATCCAGTGAGTGATGTTTTCGCCCTCCCAGGAATCGTTGTCAATGAGCCAAGCCGGAGGGAGGTCTTTTACTCCAGCCAAATGTTCAGCACAGTAAATAAACCCATCCTTCTGGTGAAATAAAACAATCTGCCTATCCTCCGGCAGCCTATCCTCCACGCTCACCCACTCGTTCGGCTGGGTGAGGGCGGGCACATGTTGGATGTCATAGAGCACTTGTTCCAACAAATTGAGCGCTACTTTGTCTTGCCTTACAATATCTGTATCAAGCAGCTTTTCAATTCGATACAGCTCGTTTGCGTCAATCGGGCGTGTTTTCATCTTTCTTTCTCCCAAATTTACAGAAAAATTCCGAATCATCAGGGCATATGTGCTCCCACTTATTGCACCAATGTGCATATCCATCTTCAAGGTGTACGCAATCCTGGCAATACACTATCTCTGGCGGGGTGAGGGTGGGCATACTTTCGATTATTCTGCGAACCTCTCCAATGGTAACCTTTCTATTCCCATGAAATGGTTCTCCCGCAAAATTGCAGGTCAACTCTTTCCGGAGGGCGTCTCCATCAATCGGTCGTACTGCCATCTTTCTGCGCCTCCTTCTTCTTTCCCCACCTGGCCTCTACTCCCA